TAAGAACTAATTTATTGTCTTATCTTAATAGGTTTAATATATCCAGAAGTTGACTTATTTAAGTGATCGAACTAGTTATTTATTATTTAATAGGTTCTTCCCAAAATGTAGAGGAAGAACCTATTAAACATCTACCTATAATTGCTAAGCCCAGACCAATATTTAAAGGTCACAAACCAGGTTGCACCTTAGATAAATAAGTGTTTACAAGGAAAATTGAATTAAATATTATCTATTAAAGATAGATAATATCTAATCATGTCTAAAGATTTCAGTTTTCGCCTTCTGTCGTATAATGCCTACGATGATACACAGGGCTTGAACTGTAAAGACAAGGAGTATTTGGTTCAAATGTTTGGCATAAATGAACTGGGTCAAACGGTCTCGTTAATAGCTGAAAATTTCACACCATTCTTCTATGTAAAAGTAGGAGATGACTGGGATATTAGTCATAAAGCCAGGCTAGTAGCCAAAATGTATGCCGCCATTAAGTCTAATTATTTTAAAGATACCATTGTCAAGACCACTCTGGTCAGACGAAAGAAATTATATTGGTTTGATGGGGGAAAACTGTATAAATTTGTGCGTATAGATTTTATAAATGAACAATCGATGCGAAAGTTTAAAAATCTATGGTATACCTACATCAAACAGGGAAATGAATCAGTTAAAAAATTGGATACATTTGAGTGTCTAGGCTGTAATACTGAATTATATGAGGCTAACATTCCACCTTTGTTAAGAATGTTTCATGTGAAGAATATCAATCCTTCTGGGTGGATATCAATCCAACTAAAATATGCGAGAAAATCTGAAAGTCAGCAAAAAACCACTAGTTGTCACCACGAATACGCCATTGATTATAAACGACTTATGTCCATTCCTGATAAGGAAACACCCGTGCCATATAAAATCTGTAGTTTTGACATTGAGGCTAGTAGTAGTCATGGGGATTTTCCTCTTGCGAAGAAAAATTATTATAAATTATCTCAAAATATAGTAGATGTATGGGACGACCTACCAATAGAAGATAGAAATTACGATTATATATTAAATATCATGATGACTGCATTTGGGTATAGTTATACGCCCGTGTGTGGAGTGGATAGGGTGTATCCTAAAAAACAGCCGGACGAATTAAAGGTTGACGAATTAACCAAACTATTTCATGAAAAGGTCACGAAATATGCGGATAATTTGGATACGGAGGGATATCCAGATGAAGTGAGCGACGAGGAAAACGACGTAGACGAGGGCAAAGCAGACACTCCGGAGGAAAAAGAGGACGTATTTAAATACAAATCAAAAACAAGGACAATTAAAGAAGGTAAAGCCGTAATGGAAATTTTAAACGACGCGGAAATTCCACGTGAAATAAAATTAAATACGATAACCACGACATTGAATAGTTCGTACCCGCCTCTTAAAGGAGATGAGGTAACTTTTATCGGGTCTACCTTTATGCGGTATGGAGAAGAAAAACCCTATTTAAATCATTGTATTGTAAAAGGCACCTGCACTGATAAAAAACAGGTGGAAAATTCAGTAATGGAATGCTATGATACTGAGAAGCAGGTATTGCTTGCGTGGACAAAGATAATACAAAAAGAGGATCCAGACATCATTATCGGGTATAATATATTTGGGTTTGATTACCCATTTATGTATATGCGTACAAAAGAACTAGGAATTTCTCCAGAATTTCTTAAATTATCTAGAAATACAAACCAAATCTGCTGGAAAACAGATTGGAAGACAGGCATACCCTGTATTGAAGAGAAAACCATTTCCATTTCAGGGTGCAAACAAGATATTCAGTATATTAAAATGGACGGGCGACTACAAATAGATGTGTATAATTACTTCAGAAAGGATTATAATTTAATTAAATATAAACTAGATTATGTTGCAGGGTATTTCATAGGAGATAAAATTAAGTCGCTTGAGCATGAACATGGCCATGAGGGTGATAGTACTAAATTGATAACTAAAAATTTGACTGGATTGGAAGTAGGAAGTTATATTAATATAGAAGAAGAATTGCACACGGTGGAACAATATAAAGATGGTGCAAAGTTTAAGGTAGTGAGTATAAATAAAGCGGCGGGTACCTTTAGCATTGAAGGACACGAAATCCCAGATATATCCAAATCTCTTAGGTGGGGGCTAGCAAAGGACGATGTAACACCACAAGACATATTTCGCATGACAAACGAAGGACCAGACGAAAGGTATATCATTGCGAAATATTGTTTACAAGATTGTAATCTGGTCCATTATTTGATAAATAAATTAGATGTGATTACGGGGTATACTGAAATGGCGAGCCTGTGTAGTGTACCAATTGAATTTCTAGTAATGCGCGGCCAAGGGATTAAATCCACCAGCTACATTGCAAAAAAATGCAGGGAGAAAAATACGCTAATGCCTGTGCTAGATATAGCTAACCCCGACGACGCGTTTGAAGGGGCAATTGTTTTGCCCCCAAAGAGAGATTTATATATTGATGCCGTGGCAGTCAATGATTTTAGTTCACTATATCCATGCTCCATGGTGAGTGAAAATCTATCGCCGGATAGTAAGGTAAGTACCAAATCATATAACTTGGCCGGCGACCTTTTGGACGTCCAGGGGGAACGTGATTCGAAAGGAATCTTCATATACGATAATTTGGAGGGGTATACTTACGTAGACATTACTTATGATACGTATGAGTGGAGACACAAGACCGCCAATTTAAAATCTGCATGCGAGAAGATTAAAATAGGATACAAGACTTGTAGATATGCGCAATATCCTAATGGCGAACTAGGTATATTACCGTCCATTCTACAAGAATGTTTGCGGGCCAGAAAAACTACTAAAAAACTAATACCCTTGCAGACAGATGACTTCATGAAGAATATATTAGACAAGCGACAATTGTCTATTAAGCTAACGGCCAACTCGTTATATGGACAGACTGGAGCAAAAACCAGCACCTTCTATGACCTTGACGTAGCTGCATCTACTACGGCTACGGGTAGAAAACTATTAACCTTTGCCAAGAGGGTAACGGAAGAGGCGTATAAAAATAGAATTGTTCCTACAGTTCATGCAGGGGACGTGAGAGCAACGGCTGAATATGTATATGGAGACACGGACTCGGTATTCTTTAGGTTTAATTTATCGGAACTTGATGGTACGCAAATTACGGGGAAGAAAGCATTAATTATTACTATGGAACTGGCTAAAGAAGCAGGCAGACTAGTAACCATGTGCTTAAAACCGCCACATGATCTTGAGTACGAGAAGACCTTCATGCCATTTTGCCTATTATCTAAAAAGCGATATGTGGGCATGTTATATGAAAATAATCCGAATGTATGTAGTCGCAAGTCCATGGGCATTGTTTTAAAAAGACGAGACAATGCACCAATCGTAAAGGACATATATGGACGAATCATGGACATATTAATGATCGACGGAGATGTAAATAAAGCAGCCGAGTTTCTACAACAGAGCATGGACAATCTAGTAAACGGTTTGGTGCCAATGGATAAATTAATAATTGCCAAGTCCTTGCGCGGAAATTATAAAAATCCTAAACAGATTGCCCATAAGGTTCTTGCTGATAGAATTGGTCGGAGATCTCCTGGTAACAAGCCGAGTAATGGAGATCGTATACCCTACGTCTTCTTTAAAAATAAAAACAAGAAGGCACTTCAAGGTGATAAAATAGAAAATCCTTTATTTATTACAGAAATGGGACTTGAAATAGATTATGCTCATTATATTACAAATCAGATTATGAAACCCGTGCAGCAAGTATTTGCGCTTGTATTAGAGAAACTTAAAGGATTTACACGAATATATAGTCTATCCTTGCGTCGATGGAATAGTAAATTAAAAGACATTAGGACTAAATATGCGAATGACGATGCGTATGATAGGCAAATCACTACGTTAAGAAATAAAGAGGTTAAATCATTATTGTTTGATAAATATCTATTAATTATACAAAATAAATCTAATGGATATTCTTCTATTACAGACTACTTTCAACTTGATAAATAATATCTTAGTTATATCTTAGTTATATCTTAGTTATATCTTAGTTTTTTATTGAGGGTGTTCTTGTTCTAACATATCAGGTGGTGTATCGGGGTCACTATCCCTGTTCCTAGTTACAAATATATTGTGCCGACATAAGGGACAATTATGACTAGTATTAAACCAGTTTAATATAGACTCTTTGCTAAAATAATGGTTACAATGGCGAATGCGTATAATCTCGGCGTTGTCAGCAAATGGTTCAAGTGATATCGGACAAGTATTATATTTGTCGTCGTCGGATACATCTGATAAGGATATACATTCCGTATATTGTTCAACCTGCTCTGGTGTAGGTTTATTAAAGTGATTCTCCTCTGGGTGGTCGTCTAAGAATTCTGCGACCAGCGCTTGAATAGTAGCATCGGTTTCGTTTATAAGGGGATAAGTATACCATTCTCGGGAAGGCGACCCTTCCGTTAGGCTGGATTCCTGGTTGGCGGAATATCCACTATCTGGCAGACCATAAATACGAGAATAATCCCAGTTCCCAGTCTGAGGTGTAGTGGGGGACGTGGTATATGATACCATAAACATCCTAATGGTATTGGATTCTGTATTTATGATTGGGTGATGTATCGCGGAAGGCATTGCAGATTGTATAGTGGAAGGCAATGTAGGTGAACTTATTATTATCGGAGGACGAGAAGAGATAATTCGAGGACTTAATATAATTGGTGGAAGAGATGAGTTACGGTGTGATAGGTCCACTGCATATTCTTCCACGTCATACTCCTCCATCTCTCCAATATATGATAAGTGGAGTTCATCCCTAGAACTAGTATTGATATTAATATTAATAGGTATAGTGGGAGGGAGCCTGTCCCAGCTATATACCCCCCTATCAATTATCACTCCTAATGTATGGGTTAGTGCCGTTAGTATATTATTTAATATGTTTTTAGAACGTACTAATATCTGAAGATACATCAATATATCATGGATATTGTTATTTCTATTATATATTTTTACTTGAGTATTTATATATAACACCTAAGAGACAATTATTAGTATATTAAATGTATTTAAATATATAAATAAATACTAAGATATTATGTCGTCTGATAAATTTGCTAAATATAAAAATATGGGCCTAACAGGTCTGAAAAATGTAGGAAATTCGTGTTATATTAATTCATGTATTCAATGTTTATCGCATACATACGAATTAAATGATATATTAGAAAAAAAAAAATACAAGCTTAATAATTGTCCTGATTCAGTACTACTAGATGAATGGAATAGTCTAAGAACATTAATGTGGTCTCAAAACTGTTGTATAATTCCGAGGGGGTTCATACATTCTGTGCAAAAAGTATCGGCATTAAAGGGCCAAATATCATTTACTGGACATGCTCAAAATGATGTACAAGAATTTCTACTTTTTATAATTGATTGTTTGCACATAGCAATGGCGAGAAAGGTGGACATAACTATTAGCGGGAGTGGAGGGTCCGAAAAGGATTTAATAGCCAAACAGTGTTATAAAATGATTAGGGATACCTATTCGACCGATTACTCAGACATGATTGACCTATTTTATGGGATACATGTGTCTACTATAAATACCGTTGATACCAACGACGTATTAAGCGCGAGCCCTGAGTCCTTCTGTGTATTAAGCCTGTCTATTCCTATCAAAATCCCCTCTGGGGATTCAAGTATATTGGATTGTTTAGACGAATTTTGTAAGAAAGACCGCCTGGAAGGAGATAATGCATGGTTTAATGAAAAAACAAAGTTGAAGCAGGATATTGATAAAGGAATGCAATTCTGGTCATTACCCAAATTATTAATTATTCACCTTAAGCGCTGGGACTATATGGGACGTAAAATTACCCTAAAAGTATCCTCACCACTCAGTGATTTAGATTTATCATCCTATGTCACGGGATATAACCCCGATGACAATATTTACGATTTATATGGGATATGTAATCATCATGGTGGTTCTTATGGTGGTCATTATACCGCCACGATTAAAACCGCTAACGGATCATGGGCTAACTTTAATGATGCGACAGTGACTATAATAGACGCAGACAAAGTGTTAACTAATAACGCATACTGTCTGTTCTATAGGAAAAAATAGCACGATAGATATATACCATGGACGTTAATATGAACTCAATTCAGGGTGTTCCTATACAAACTACTTATTGGAATGAGATGGAGCCAAATTTAACAGTGCTAATAATAATTGGAATAGTTATCATTATATATTATTTATTGTTTTCTACTTTAGGTAAAACTACTACGGGTGACTCCGTTAATGGAAAAGGGTTGCTATTTATGGAAATATTATTATGGGGTATGTTTGTATTATTAGTAGTTCTAAATGGAATGACCTATTTGTTTAACATAGATATTACCGCCAGTATTAAAAACTTATTTTCACCTATCCCTGAATTGGACATAATAGTCGATTCGGATAATTTGGCCGGAGATAGGATATCAAATAATTCTCCTGTCCCCGAGTTAAAATTAACAAAACAAGTATTTCATATTCCAGATAATACTCGCACATATCAAGATGCGAAAGCCATCTGTAGGGCATATGATGCTAGATTAGCTACCTGGAAAGAAATAGATACTGCATACGATAAAGGTGCTGATTGGTGTAGTTACGGGTGGTCGGATGGACAAATGGCGTTATTTCCAACACAATACAATAAATGGGCGACCCTTCAGGGGAAAAAAGGTCATGAACATGACTGTGGTAGACCTGGTATAAATGGGGGGTATATAGCTAATCCTGACGTGAAATTTGGTGTAAATTGTTATGGATATAAACC